CCGCCTACCACCTGATCGCCGTTGAGCAAAAGGTTGGCTGCGCCCGCAGTCGTCTGGGCCTTGGAAATGCCATCGGCGTCTACCGCTGGCGGGTCCATGTCGAGAGCTTTGTAAACCATGTTGGTCTCCTTTGAAGGGAGGGCGGGGACGAGCCCCGCCCTACATGGTTTAGGCGTTCGCCGGAGTGAGCAGACCCGAGAGGGTGATCGCGCCGGACACGTAGTTCTCGAAAGCTCCAAGGCCCGTGGTCGCGGTGAACAGCAGCGGCGCCGAGGCGTCGAGGCAGAGCACATAGTTGTTGTTGATGAAACCCGTCGAGGTCGTACCGCCGAGGCTGAGCAGCGCGCCGGCCGTGGTCGCAGTGTTCTTGCGGTAGGTGCGGTTGTAGGCGATCGAGGCGTTGGTCAGGATGCCCGCCGTGACGGTGATCCACGCGGCGTCGGTGGTGTTCGGCGACTGCACGAAATTGCCCGAGACGGTCAGGCGGTCGATGTCGTTGGCGGTCAGCACGAGGCTGTTCACCGAGGTCGTGCCAAGGCCGTACCAGGAATTGTTGGTGACAGTCAGGCGGTCGGCGGTATTGGCCGCGCCGGTGCAGTTGATGATGTTTAGGAAGTTGAGGACGTTGGTGTTGTCGGTGAATGAACAGCCGTCGAGCGTGAAGCCGGCCGCCGTGACGGTGTAAGCCCGGGCGATCGACAGGAAGCCGCCGGTGTGCCGGATGTTCTGGACGGTGACATTGGCGGCGCTGACCGGGATCGCCGCAGTGTTGGCCGTGGTGTAGGCGAACACCGGACGCTGGGCGCCGGTGCCGAGGCCGACGATGGCGACATTGGCAACGTTGAGGGTGAGCGCCGTGGCGCTGGAGATGGTCGTGGTCGAGCCCGGCATGACGTAGATCGTCGCGTAAGCACCGCTGGTCACCTGGGTGAGCGCGTAGGCAATGGTCTGGTACGGGTTGTTGGGGCCGTTACCGGTGCCAGCGTTCACGCCGTTGACGGTATCGACGAACATCACCTGACCGGTGATCGGCTGGTCGCCGAGGATGGGAAGTACCGGGATTCCGAATGACGACACGCCGTTCGGGAAGTTCGTGGTGGCCATGGCCAGTTCTCCTTGAGGACGCCCGCAGTTGGAGAGAACCAGGGAGTGGGTACCCCACGGCGCGTCGGAGCTCGGACTGTAGGCCGGTATCGTGGAAAAGAAAAGGCCCTCCGCGTTGAGGAGGGCCTTGGAGTGATCCAGTCTCACCCGCCAGAGGGAGGAGGAAACTGGAGGGGTGGGTGATTAGGACGCTGTTTCGGTTCGGGCGTCAAGCCGCGTCTTGTTCGACGGGCGGTTCTTCGAAGCCGAGGACGCCCCAGAGATCGATCTGGTGCGGCACGACCGGGATGACGAATCGCTGCTCGTCGAGCGTCTCGACCTGCAATAGTTCAACCTTTTCGTCGGCTTCGTACTCAACAACACGGACGTAGGTATCGCGTCCTTGAAGTTTGTAAATCTCCCACGGGCGGAAGCGCGCGGCGAGGTTGTACACAGGGCCTTCCTGATGCTCGAGCCACGCGTAGTAGGCAGCTGCATCGCCGCGTTTATAGGTTGGTTTCTTCATTTGGCGGTTCCTTCCGCTAGGGTTCCTGATTCAGCGGCATGCTCAATCAGGTGGTCGATGGCACGCTGCAACTCGTCCTTGTCGAGTTTGTAGCGGGCCACGTGCATCATGGCCTTTGCCATGAGTACGAGGTCGTCTTCGAATAGCCCGAGCGCTTGATTATGCCCTTGGCAGACGAGCCCACGGATTTGCCCTGTGTCGTGGCAATGATCCGTAGCGATATCTTTGGGCTCGCCTTCCTTGGTCGTCGCAGTCTCCGGCTTGCCGCAGATTTTGCAGAGCCCCTTCTGCTCATCGAACAGCTTCTCAAATTCCGCATACCCATAGTTCGGACCGAAGGCGCGTTTGAGCGCCGCGTCCTTGTACTGGATAGGATACATGGCTTTGTGGGCCTGCTTCTGGCGCCGGGTGTAGTCGACTACGCTCTCGCCGGGGAGCTTCTGCACTAAGGCTTCACGCCACTCGTAGTTACCAGGGCCGATAGGTTTGTCTCGGTCGACATGATAAAGCCGGTGACGTCTCGAAGGGCGTCCGCCACCGACACCGAGTACAAACAAAGGGAAATCGTCCAGCCATTCTTTGACCACCGGGCGGGTGTTCTTCACCCGTTTGAACTCCATCCATATCGTGTACAAATCGTGCTGCGTGATTAGTCCTGTTCGTTGAGGGTAGGTACGTCCGGGCGTCGTCGTGCCCGTGCGGCGAAGACGCTGCAAATGCTTATTGCATAACCCCTGCCCATGAGCTCTGGCTTCGCACCCTTCTACGGTGCACTGGCCGCGGACGAGGTTCTTGCGGTCGACTTGCCCTGTTCGTTGCCAGCGTGAGTAGCACGTCCGGCACAGATCGCGGGCCGCGATCAGTTTGGTTTCACCGCATGCGCTGCACACGGCGACTTGGGTAGCCATAGCGAAATCTCCTTTTATTCGGTAACAGCACAATCTAGCTACGCTATCAGTGTTGATTCGTCAAGCGTAGGCTAAAAATAAAAGAAGGCCCGCCGAGGCGGGCCTTCTCTGCTGTCACCGAGGGCTGTAAAAACCCTAGGAGATTCAATGACTTAGGCGCCGGGGCTGCCCCAAATTGCGAGGTAATCCGAGAATCCGAAGCTGTAGCGCTCCCTCTCCGCGACTCTCACGTTCCCAGTGTCAAAATCACCGTCAGTCTTCTGACTTACTGGAACTCGATTGAAGTATCGCGCACCGTTGGGCACGTCTGTCTGGAGAAACCACGCATCCGGATCTGTGAAGTAATGATTCACAGCGAACCCTTCCGGCACAGCGGCGGTCACGCGGATGGCGTTCACGTCGTTGTTGGCCGTACCGGGCTGGAGCTGGGTATCGAGCACGCGGGTCGCCACGTACTGGTTGTCGACGGCCGTGAGCATCTTGCGCACACGGGCGTTGATCAGCTTGCCGCGATCATCCGTCCATTTGGCGATCTGGATGGTGGCAGCCTCAAGGCTGGTCTCATTCAGATCGACCGCAACGGTCGGACGGTTGGCGATGACCGGGCCGGCCACCTGCGGGTGGGCGGTCGAGAACAGCTGGACGCCGTCGCCGACGCCATAGCCACCAGAAGCCAGAGCCGTGAAGCCGTTGTTGAACGGCACCGCAGCCTTGATTTCCTTGGTGTTGCGCATGGCGCGACCAAGTTCGGTCGAGTAGCGAGCCGACAGCGAGCCGTACAGATTGTCCTCGAAGGCTTCCTCGGTGAGCGCGAAGCCCATCGAGATCGTCTCCATGACGTAGGTCGCCGTGTAGCCTTCCTGGGCGGTGTCGAACAGGATGGCAGCGCCTTCCTGCTTGACCGGCGCCGACTGGAAGCCGGTGATCTTCTGGTCCTGCTCGAACGAGCGCTCGGACGAGCTCTCGGTGTAGATCTCGGCGTATTCGTTCTCGTACCGGTTGTACTCCATGCCGAACAGGGCATCGAGGCCGGGAAGCAGCTCACGGAGGAGCTGAGCGCGTGAAATTGCAGCCATTTCTCAATCTCCTTCCTTAAATACCAGTCAGCGTAGTGAGCTGATGGTTGTTGAACTTGACGAGGACGATGGTGAAGGCATCGCCCCACGCATTGCCCGGGATGTCGGCGAGGCCCACGACGCGAAGCGGTCGGGTGCTGGTCGTATCCAGCGCCACCGACGACAGAGCGTTGCGGCTCTTGCCGAACACCGAGGTGCCGGCCGTCTGGACGATATCGCCGTTGGCGCCGAGCGCCGTCTGCGGAATCGGACCATCGCCCTGGATCATGAACACGGCGTCTGGATTATCGACGACCTTGATGCTCGGATAGAGCGGAGACCCGGTGGGCTGCCCCGTGGTGGTCGAGGCGGGCCAGAACTGGCTGTTCTGCCAGTAACCGAGCGCCGGGTCGACATAGCTGACGCCAACGGCCACACCGTAAGGCGTGAGCGTCGTGGTGCCGGTGTCTTTTTCGATGACGCCGGTGGAGGCCATCTTCACGACGTCACCGAAGTAGATCGCCGTGGTGTAGCC